CCAGACTTTTTCTTAAAAGTCAAGGCCGCGTTCCACGGACTTCCGAGATGAACCATAAAAAAGCCCCCGGCGTTGGCCGAGGGCTAGAAAAAGCAGAACCCCGAAAGTTTTCAGCAACGGGGTTTTAAGTTCAAAGAAGAGGAAGAACCTTAGAGATGATGTAGCCAGCAAAGCTAAAAACGACAAAACCGACGACGTACCAAAAATTCGTGGAGATTTTTACCCCCGCTAGGAAGCCGTCAAACTTACTGGTTTGCTTCACTAGATCACCGACGCTTTTGGCAATTTCCTTCGTGGATTCTTCCAGTTTTTTCAATCGAGCATCGATATCTGTGAGGCGTTTATCAAGGTCTCGGAGGTCTTCTTTAATGTTGTCACTCTTATCCTCCATCGCTTTTACACGGCGATCGAGCTCCTCTATTCGAGTGGTGGCAACTCCAAGTTGGCGGTCAAATAGGGTGGATTCATTTTGCTGAGCGGTCATGTTCATCCATCCAATCAATTACAGACTTAGGCCCGTAGCCGGAGATGTCATTCATCGAAGTGATGAAAAAATGACCGTGACTGCCATCCTTTGCTCCTAATTTCTCACTGAGTTCGGACGCCGTGCCCGAGAAGGCAACGAGCCATGACCGATTTGAAACGAGCTCCAGATAATCTGCTGGCGCAATGTTCGTTTCGATCGACGATTTCAGAGATGTCTCGTCGTCTTTGGCCATGGACAAAACCATGAATTGCGTCATTTGAAATCCTTTGGCGGTGTCCCGCGTTAAAGTAAGTGGTTTCGAAATTATAAGCGACCTAGAGTTAAGGGTATACCCTTAGATTTTCTTTCGAAAACCTACCTAAGCCCTCTCTGGAGAAAGGGCTTAGATCGGCTTTCGATCAGGTCGCGGCTGCGCATCGTCTGCGCTCAGGCCGCTCGGTGCATCGCACTCTGCTTCGTTTCAGCTGATCCTGATCTAGCTCGTGGGGCGAGCATCCGTCGCTTTCAGGTGGTCCCCAACCCAACCGCACTGGAAGATGCCCTCCAGCCGTCCGCTCACTTTTCATGCGCGACCTTTGCGACTACCGTTCTGAGCTGTACTGCGCGTCGCTAGACCCTTCTAGCCAACGCTACAGCCGCTTCTCAGGCGGTCCCCGACACGGCTAAGTGCCGAGAGTCGGACATCGCTGCAGTCCCTTTCTCTCGCTCCGTGCCGCCGCCGAGGCTCCTTGCTCGGGAGGGCGGGGTTTCGTCGCGGGAGGGGGCGCTGTAGCGCGCCGAGAGTGTTGCGGACAGCAATGCTTTCCGTAACGTTAAAGCCAGTTTACCGCAGAACGGTAAAAGTGGAAAGCAAGTGGCAAATAAATGCGTGGGAATTTGGAAAGGTAGGTTTAACCTATGTCAAACCCTTGCGAAATAGGGATGCAAAAAAGCCGGGCTTAGGCCCGGCTCTTGTGGTGGAGGGGTTTGAGTTAGAGGCGCTTTAAACATAGGCCGACGTAGGCGCGGCCGACGATGGCAATGTCCTCTTCGGTGGTGTCGATAGGCTTGTAGAACTCGTTGTCTGAAAGGAGGCGGAGGCCTCTGGGGATGATCTGTACGCGCTTGACGAATAGACCGTCTCCGATGCGGATGACGTACATGCCATCGCGCCGAACCGTCTTCTCCGACACGTCGACGATTACAGAGTCGCCTTCGCACAATGTCGGCTCCATCGAGTCACCGAAGGCGGTCATGATCTGCAGTGACCGCAGGTTCGCGGTCGGGCAATAGCGCCGGATCAGCTCGATCGACACTCTGACGAACCGGATCAGGATGAGCTCTCGGTCATTCAGGAAGCCCTGACCGCAGGAGACCTCGGCGTTGATGAGCGGGATCGATACTACATCGTCCGTGATGATCGTCTGCCCCTGGGGAGCGTTGCCGTCGCCATATTTGATATAGGCGGGCGTGACCTCGAAAAATTCGCACAGCTTCTCGAGACCGCTTTCGTTCGGCTCCGATGCGCCGTTCAACCAGTTCGAGATCGTGACGTGAGTCGTCCCGAGCCGACGGGCAAGCTCTCTGTTCGAAAGGCCGGACGCCTTCACGAGAGCGCCAATTCTTTCGCTAACTGCTGACATAGCTCCTCCGTAGTGAAAGATCATTGTAAAAGGAGATTTAACGGAAGTATGGTAAGTGCGGTTATCCTTCTTGTGGTAATATAAGGTAAAGTAAATTTACCTTTTCACATGGAGGAGCTATGCGCGACACAACGGTGTCCATCGCGCTCGAGCGTTACGCGCTCCGCAACGGGTTGAAGCGCGGTGCTCAGAAAGACATCGCCGAGCGCCTTGGCGTTACCCGCCAGACGGTGCGCAACTGGTGCGTTTCTAATAGCGTAAGCCTCGATTACGTCGAGGAGTTCGCTCGCATAACAGGCGCGAAGGCGTCTGACCTGAACAAGCTTACGCGTCGCGTTTGCGAGGGATAGCTATGTCTTATGCGGCTGAGCGATGGGCGAGAAGTCAGACAGTCGGTAACTCGACTGCTAAGGCCGTTTTGCGTGAACTAGCTTTCTACCACAACGGCCAAACCGGTTTGTGTTGTCCGTCAGTAAGCAAGATCGCCCGAGTGCTCGAGGTCAAAAAGGCCGACACGATAACGGCTGCTATCAAGCGACTCGAAGAGGGTGGGTTCATCAGCCGTGAGTTTATCCGCGATCCCGAGACGGGGCAGATCCTGCGCACTGAGTATGCGCTTATCGGCTTTGTAGCTTCTGAATGGGTGAGCTCCAAAAATCAGGATACCTCCCCCGAAAATCGGGGTACCGTCCCCCAAAAAAGGGGGAGAGGGTCCCCCGAAAAAAGGGGGGAGGGGTCCCCCGAAAATCAGGATGTAACAGGGAATAGGAACAGGGAAATAGAACAGGGAAGTAGAACAAGGAATAGCTTGCCCGCGCAAGCGCCGTGGGAAACCGATCATTTTGACAACACCGTCAAAAAGGTCGAAAAGCCGAAGGCGACAAGAGCAAAGCCAAAGACAAGCTGTCCTTTCTCTCCTGACGATCCCATTCCGCCTGAATACCTTGAGTACGCACAAGCAAAGCACCCAAGCATCAACGCTCAGACGGAGTTCACCAAGTTCGTCAACTTCCACCTTTCCAAAGATAACCGGTACAGCAACTGGCTGGCCGCTTGGAGGACGTGGGCGACGAAAGCAGAGGAGTTCGTCAAGAGCAGACCGCAGAGCCAGTCGTACACACCACGCAATAACAAGCCGCTCATCTTTGATGAGGCCTACTACGGAGACGGGAGTTTTTGATGAACGATGTAGTAAAGATTTTTAGGGAGACGGGGGTCCGAAGGGTGACGCTGACCTGTCCGAAGCACGGTCAGTACACGGTCGAGCAGGCGATCGTCAACGGGAAGGTTGCTCATACGCCTGAATGTCCGATGTGCGCTGAGGAGCGTTGGAACTCTCCTGAAGAAAAGGCCGAGCGTGACCGCTTCAAGGCAGAAGCTGAGGCACTCGAGAAAAAGCGTGCAGAGGAGGCTGCGAAGGCTGCTCACGACACCGCTGTGCGACGTGCCTGCATCCCTGATGAGTTCGTAGGCAAGACGCTCAAGGGCTTCCGTGAGACGAATGCGCAGCTCTGTGAGGCGCTTCGCCAGGCGCGGCTCTACGTCGACAACTTCGACACGATCGCGCCGAAGGGCGTGGGCTTCTGTCTCTACGGCCAGTGCGGTACCGGCAAGACGATGTTGGCATGCGCGATCTTGCAGGAGCTTCTCGGCAAGGTGCAGGGGCTCTACGTGCCGATGTGGGACGTGCTCCGCGCCATTCGGAAGGCAGATGCCTTCAAGGCCGACACGGCAGACTATGACGCCCTCGTAAAGGCACCGCTCCTCGTCATCGATGAGATCGGCGTTCAGAACGGTTCAGCTTTCGAGGAGTCACAACTGATGTCCTTGCTGGACGTGCGCTACAGCAAGCACCTTCCGACTATCTACGTCACAAATCTTCTGCCGGACGTGAAGCCCGACACGAAGGAAATCAATCCCAACACGCTGAAGGCGAAGTTGGGCGAACGCATCTTTAACCGCATTTATGGTTCGAGCGTCTTTCTCTACTTCAAGGGTGAGAGCCAGCGCAAGCGAATCATGAGCATCGAGGAGTTGATCTGATGCAACGTGAAATCTACTTCAGCGTGACCGGTAGAAACGAGGGTGACAAGCTCGTCCCGTTCTTTGGTGAGGTCCGTGTCGGCCATGAGTCGGTCACGGTTTTCGGAGAGGCCGAGGGACTGGACAACAAGCTCCGTGCGGTACTCGCGGCCATGCACCTAGCGAACGCGCTCGGGATCGCGGCGTTTGATATCCCCGCGATCCTTGAGGCCTGTGTCGGAGACAAGTCATCCGCAGAAGGGATGCTACGTCCCTTCGAGGACTACCGTCCGCCGGCAGACGAGCGGATCAAGACGGCGCAAGCCAGTTTCCTAGACCCTACGCCAGATCGAATGAAAGGAATCCCACAACGCCTTCGCCAGGGCGGCGCCACATCAGGCTCCCCATGTGGAGAGGTCGAGTCTTGCCGACAGGGAGGTCAGGACGACGTGTGACGTTAGCAATGCAACTGAGGTGGCGGAGCATGACAGCACGCTCGTTTCCGTTAACGACGAGGAAGGCAAGCATGCCGTCTCGAACCTTGTCGTCGGACTCGAATGAACGCTCGCCAGGGCATCGGACGAAGTAGTGGTTCCCGCTCTCTGTCGTGATTTCGTAGACCGATTGGTCGTTTTCAGGAACTTCAAATTTAAACATTGAATTTCTCCGTGGTTTGGTTGAAAGGATGTGCTAGGGAGCACTGATCAATCATTCCACGGAGACCGATAAAAGGGAAGAGGAGTTTGTTAAATGACGAATGGAGTAATCCACGACTCCGACTGCGCAGTGCACAACGAGCCCGCTTATCCGGCAGGCCCGTGTGACTGCGGAGCGCTAGCTAAACATGAGCGTCGATACGCAACATGGCTTTATCAGCTGGGTTGTAAAACGGCCTTACGCCTTCGAAACAGGATTGCGTCACCTCTATGGCGGAAATCTTCGACAGCGAAAACAGGTGCCATGCGGGCACTGTCCCGCTATTGCTTGTACCTGCTGTTTGGTAGCCGCGCAGTGCGGGCTTGCCTGCAGTCGTCACGCCAAGAAGAAAAGGCTCGACGACACGATGGTGACCATCGTATGTGAATTTGACAACACGTCTGTTGTCGATGGCGAATGTTAGGTCGTCGTAGACGGACATAACGAATCCTCCGTGGTTTGGTTGAACAAAGCAGAACTTCTCAGGGCCCTGCATGTCAATCATCCCACGGGGAACCAGATAGGTAAAGGGAAGGAAATGGACGAAATCGAATGCCTTATAGGGAGCGTCCTGCTTTTCGCGATGCTCGTCGCGTGGGTTTTCGAGGGCGACTGGTTCGATGACTGATGAGGAAATATCCATGAGAAAAAAGCATCTACGCGTCGTCCTACCGTGGCCGGCACATGGACTCTCGCCGAATGCGCGCTGCCACTGGGCCATCAAGCGCAAGCTCGTAGCGGCTGCTAGGCGCGTCGCTTTTGCCGCCGCATACAGCAAAGCAGAGGGCCGTCGGGCCGTGCCGGATGGGAGCATCGGATATCGATGCACGTTCTTCCCGCCTGACCGACGGGCGCGCGACGAGGACAACTTGATCGCGTCGCTCAAGTCTTCACTCGACGGCATCGCTCAGGCACTGCGCATCGATGACAGGTGCTTCCACCTGCTCGAGCCCGCAGTCCGAGAGCCTGACCGTCCCCACGGCCGCGTGGAGATCGATCTCTTTTGGAGAGAGGAACACTGATGAATGACCAAAAACAAAAACTCGGAGTCTCTGGATTCCTCCCGCCAGTGGCGTCAGCTTGCCTTGTTCGAGCTGCCGCCGACGCGCGACGAGTCGCGTGGGACAACTCGCTCAGGCGAGCAAAGATCATCGATGCCGCAATCCGAAAGGTCAAGCTCGAATATCCACGCTACTTCCGAGCACCGGATGACTGTAGCTGTGAACGACAACGGACGGGCAATCGGCGAGGATCATGTGAACGCTCGCTATTTGAACGCTGACGTAGAGCATGCGCGTCAGTTGCGGGCGCAGGGGTATACCTATCGGCAGATAAGCCAGATGCTTGATATGCCGATCAGAACGCTTCGGGACTATCTCTCTGGGCGTCGTCGATGTCAGTCTGTTGCGGGGTGGAAAACGTTTTTAAGGAGGTGGTGAGAATGCTGAATGCGAGACAGCAGGCGTTCGTCAATGAATATGCGAGAGGAGGCTTCAAGAATGCGTCTGAGGCCGCTGTGAAGGCAGGATATAGCGCCAAAACGGCCGACAGAATCGCCAGCAGGCTGTTGAAAAATGTTGAGGTCAGAGACGCTGTGGAGGCTCTTCGCCAACCGGCAAAGGAGGAGGCGATCGTCGATGCGGCATTCGTCTTCTCAGAGCTCAAGGAGCTTGCCAAGTGTTGTGCGCGACGAGTCCCGAAGCTCGACATCGTTGGGGAACCGCGTCTCGACTTAGACGGAAACCCGATTCTCGTTCCCGTCGACGCTGCGGGCGCGAATGCCGCGCTCAAGACACTCTCCCAGTGCCTTGGCATGGGCCGCGAACAGGTCGACAAGGATCAGACCATTCAGACGCTCTCAGAAACTCTCCAGGACCTTCTGCGCAAATGACAATGACAACGCCTAAGTTTGACCTCACTACGAAAGCCGGCATCGGCAAGGCCATGACGTATCTGGCCGCTGAGTGCTCCTCGGATCCTCTGCGCTTCGTGCAGGTTGCTTTCCCATGGGGCAAAGATTCCCTCGAGGGCATGGCCGGTCCCGACAAGTGGCAGACCTCAATCCTGACAGACATGAGAGGCAAGCTACAGTCTGGCGAGGCTTGGGAGCACGTCATGCAGTACGCGGTGGCTGCAGGTCACGGCGTTGGCAAGTCTGGCCTTGTCGCTTGGATCATTCTATGGGGCCTCTGCACGTTCCCGGATACTCGAATCGTCGTGACTGCTAACACCGAGAACCAGCTTCGTACCAAGACGTTCGCAGAAGTGGCGAAGTGGCACAACCTCTGCATCTTCAAGGATTGGTTCTCAGTGTCGGCTATGTCCGTTGCATGCAAGCAGCCGGGCCACGATAAGACATGGCGTGCTGACGCTATCCCGTGGTCAGAGACTAAGCCTGAAGGCTTCGCCGGCTTGCATAACAAGAAGCGCCGCATCATCGTGATCTTCGACGAAGCATCGGCTATTGCTGATTGCATCTGGGAGGTCACGGAAGGCGCTCTGACTGACAGCGAGACGCAGATCTTTTGGTTTGCGTTCGGGAACCCGACGCGCTCGACCGGGCGCTTCTATGAGTGCTTCAATCGCTTCCGTCACCGTTGGAATAATCGACACGTCGACGGCCGCGACGCCGCCATGACGGACAAGAAAAAGATTGCTGAATGGCTCGCGGACTATGGCGAGGACTCTGACTTCTTCCGCGTTCGTGTCCGAGGAGAGTTCCCGAATAGCTCGAGCATGCAGTTCATTCCTCGTGACATCGTCCAGGCCGCCATGGAGCGACCTATGGGCGTCGTCAACTATGCGCAGACGGTAGCGATCATCGGCGTTGACGTGGCGCGCTTCGGTGATGACGCGTCGGTGATTTGGACGCGCTTCGCTCTTGACGGGCGCTCCATCGCAAAGCAGAAGTTCCACGGCCTAGACGGGCACGAGCTCGGAGCCAAGGTGGCTGAGCACTTCAACCACTTGCGAAAGCTCGGCGTTCGCAAGATCGTCATCAATGTCGACACCGGCGGCGTCGGTGCCTCGCCTGTTGACTGGCTCCGACACAACGGCTATCCGGTCAACGCAATCAACTTCGGCTCTGGCGCTACGAATACACAGCGCTACAAGAATCTCCGTGCTGAGATGTGGGGACGCATGAAAGAGTGGATCGCGCAGGGTGGCTGCTTGCCGCAGGACTCTGATCTTGAGACTGACCTGACGGGCGTTGAATACGGCTACACCCCAACGAATCAAATCCTGCTCGAGAAGAAGGAGGACATGAAAAAGCGCGGCATGGCGTCGCCGGACAATGCCGACGCGCTAGCACTCACGTTCGCGGTCCGCATGAATGAGTACGTCGACAATCCGACGCCCCCGGTTGGGCGTCGACGCCAAGAGATCAGGAGCAGAGATCCGTATCGTTAATATGGAAGTATGACCCTATAGAACAAAAACATTGTCGCTAACGATAGCAACACTATGATCGAGGCGCAAATACATGTGAGTTTGGAGTTCAATTCTTTTGTCGAAGGAGCACCTATAAAAAGGTATGCGGCGTTAATCCAAAACCAAATGATTCCTAAAGAAAATGCTACATCACCAAAAGAAAACAAAAAGAACTTCTGACTATATGCTCCATTTGAGACCGCAATACCAATGCAAATGATTAGACCTGATATGTTTGAAGCGGCCAATAAAATTGCATGCGATCTTAATCTTTTGACCTCTTCCTTAAGCCGGTTGATTTCTTGCCTCTCTTTGCTTTCGTTCGAAGGATCGTCGTAGTAGAGCATGATCAGTGCGCGTGTGGTGAGGTTGATGAGGGAGGATGTATCCATTACAGGAGCATCCGATGACCATAAGTATTCAACGAATCACCTGCCGAGAGGCTTGGGGAAATCCCGCGTGGCCGAAGATCGTAAAGGAGTACGGAGAGGACGTGCGATATCCGGACCTCGAGCCTGACCCTGACTATCAAGAGTATCTGTGGCTTGAGATCAAGGGGACGCTGCACAGTGTCGGCGCTTTTGACGGTGACCGCCTGGTCGGCTTCGTCAACTACGTTACGACAACCATTCCGCACTTCAAGGCCAAAAGGCTTGCGTCGTCGGAGTCTCTGTGGGTCGACCTCGATTACCGAAAGGGTGGCGTCGGTCGGGCCCTGATTGAGGCTACAGAGCGCTTCGCCAAGGAAGACGGGTGCTACGGCTTCTACTGGGGTGTGAAAAAGGGGACGCGTGCCGAAAAGCTTTTTGAGAAGGTCGCGACGCCCATGAACACGCTCTTCTGGAAAAAGCTATGAGTGCCCTTTCGCTTGTGTCAGACCTACCGGCTTGCTCTCCAGAGGATCTCGACGAAACGATGAGGATGCGTGCTGTCGTCGCAGAGATGCCGCAATACGACTTCCCGACGGAGCACTTCTTTCATGGCGGCATGTACGTCCGAACAGTCAAGATGCCGGCCAGCTCAATCCTGTGTGGTGCTGTCATCAAGGTGCCGACGCTCGTCACCGTCGCTGGTGACTGCATTGTCAAGGTCGGTGAGGATGCCCGAGAGATTGTTGGCTATGCCGTGCTTCGCGGAGCGCCGGGCAGATCGCAAATCTTCATTGCGCGGGCAGAGACGTACATCACGATGTCCTTCCCTTCAAAAGCCAAAACGCTTGAGGAGGCGGAGGAAGAATTTACGGACGAATTTGATCAACTCATGTCAAGGAGAAGCCAATGTCTGGCGGAGTAACAGGTGCAATCATCGCGGGCGGTGCCATCGCGGCGGCAAGTGCTGCCGCTTCCGTCTATTCGAGCAACAAACAGGCGAAGGCCCAAGAGGCCGCGTCCAAGCGCGCAGAGCAGCAGGCAAAGGAGCAGGCGGCCCAGCAGCGCCAACAGCAGCGCAAGCAGGAGGGTAGCTCTGCAAATGTAGGTTCTATCCTCGAGCAGAATATGAATTCTGGCTTGAGCGGTGGATCGACGCTTCTCACGGGGGCGGGCGGTGTTGGCGACCTTAACCTTGGTGCTGGCGGAAAACTGGGGTAAGCCATGAAGGATAAGGACTTGCGTGAGCGTGTCCTTCGCAGGTGGGAGCGGCTGAAGGTAGAGCGTGAGCCCTATGTCTCTCAGTGGCTCGAGATCAGTCGCCACATCACGCCTGCGTCTGGCCGCTTCCTGTACACCAAATCAAAGACGAACGAGGGGCGGGACCGCTGGAATCGCATCTATGACTCGACGGCAGTCCGCGCTGCGAACATTTTGCAGGCCGGTCTAATGTCCGGCATGACGGACCCGTCGTCGCAGTGGTTCTCGTTGACGACTGGCTCTCCTGACCTCGATGAGTCGCACGCCGTGAAGGTCTGGCTTGATGATGTCCAGCGCATCATGGAGATGGCCTTCACTCAGACGAACGTCTATCAGGCCTTGCAGCACACATGGCGAGAGGTCGGCGTCTTCGGCGTGGCGGCCTTTGTCATCGTCGAGGATCCCGTCTACAGCTTCGTGGCGCATCCTCTCGTGTGCGGTGAGTATTGCATCGGGTGTGACTTCCGAGGCCGCCCCGACACGCTCTATCGTCGCTTCACGATGACGGCGGGGCAGCTCGTCTCTCGCTACGGACGGGACCACGTGTCTCGCGCAGTTCTGACCAACTACGACGAGGGGAAGGTAGATGAGCCTTTCGTCTGCATTCATGCCATCGAGCCGCGCTTCGACCGCGATCCCAGCAAGCTCGACAACCGAAACATGCCGTGGAGGTCGGTCGTCATTCAGGTCGATCATGATGAGGATGCGTCTGGCGTCCTCGACGAGTCAGGCTACCGCGATTTCCCTGCCGTCGTCGGACGATGGGGAGCGTCGGCCTCGGATGTCTACTCGGAGGAAGCTCCGGGCATGATGGCGATCGGCGACGCGCTTCAACTCAATCACCATCAGGTGCAGAAGGGCAATGCGGTCGACTACATGGTCAATCCGCCGCTCATCATGCCGGCAGACGCTCGAGACAATGAGGTCGATTTTCTGCCTGGTGGGCGCTCCTACATAGACAATCCGGGCGCGGGCAATCAGGTGCAGCCTGCCTTTGCGGTGAACCTGCCGCTCGGTGACTTGCGAGAGGATATTGCCGACGTTCGCAATCGAATCAACTCGGCCTTCAACGTTGACCTCTTCATGATGATCGCGAATGCCGGTCATGGGCAGATGACGGCTACCGAGGTGGCCGAGCGTCACGAGGAAAAGCTGATGATGCTCGGGCCTGTACTCTCGCGTCTCAACGAGGAAGTCTTGCGTCCGCTCATCGAGCGATGCTTTGACATCCTCGCGCGTCAGGGCCAGCTTCCGCCGCCTCCTGAAGAGCTCCGAGGGCAGAAGCTGTCGGTCGAGTACACGTCCATGCTGGCGCGCTCTCAACGCGCGATCCGTGCCAACAGTCTCGATCAGTTCGTGAGTCGCGTCATGCAGGCCGCCCAGGTCAACCCGAACATCCTGCAGAAGCTCAACGCGTTCAACCTCGTTGACGAGTATGCGGACTATTTCTCTGTTGCTCCGTCCGTTGTCGTTCCAACCGATGAGGCGCAGGCGGCGATTGAACAGCAACAGCAGGCCCAGCAACAGCAGGCGCAGGCCGAACAGATGCAACAGTCTGCCGACGCTCTGGCGAAGCTCGGCCGCGTTCCGTCCGACGATTCCACGATGGCCGGTCAGGCCGTCAAGGGACTTGCGGCAATGGCACAGCAGTAAGTGCGCGTGTGAAGTATGACGACTGACATCATGACACCTGAGCGCGATCCCTTCCGCAGGGAGGAGGTCGAGGCTCGAGAAGAGGAAAGGATCAGGCTGCAGAAGATCGCCAATGCGTTGAAGGCCGTACTGGCCACGCGCGACGGACGCATTGTCCTGTGGCAGCTACTTTCCGATACGGGCATCTACCGAAACAGCTTTGATCGTGACATTGCCGTGATGGCCTTCAATGAGGGCCAGCGCAATGTTGGGCTGAAGCTCCTTGATCGAATCATGTCGGTGGATGCGAATGCTTACAGGTTAATGCAGGACGAAGCGAATGGAAGCGACTGAACAGACTCCGACCGGCGGTGTGGGCACTGCGCCCGCTCCTGCCGCACAAGAGTCCGACACGAATGCCGGCACTTTGCTGACGTCTGCCGAAAGCAACGATGGTAAGCAGCAGGCCGAGCCGCAGGAAGGCGGCAACGGTGAGGCTGGCGAAGCCGGTGCTGAAGGTCAGGCAGAAGGCGAAGAGGGTGCCGAGAAAGAGGAGGGCGAAGGCGAGAAGCAGGGCGCTCCCGAGAAGTACGAGGACTTCAAGATGCCTGAAGGTACCGAGCTCGATACAGAAGTCGGCACGGCCTTCCAAGGCGTAGCGAAGGAGCTAAATCTCAGTCAGGAACAGGCGCAAGGGTTCCTTGACAAGATGGCTCCCGTACTTCAGAAGCGCTCTGCTGAACGTATCGCAGAGATCTCGAATGAGTGGATGGAACAGTCGAAAGCCGACAAGGAGTTCGGTGGCCAGAAGCTCACGCAGTCGCTCTCTGACATCGCTCGTCTTCGCGACACCTTCGCGCGTAACGCTGATGGTAAGGTCGACGCGGATATTCAGGAGTTCCTAAGCTCTCCGATGGGCAACCATCCGGGCGCTTTGCGACTGCTGAGCCGCATCGGACGCGCTTTCGGCGAGGCGAAGTACCCCGGTGGCGGATCTGCCGAAGACGGACGATATACCGCCGAGCAGTTTTACCAAGACGCAATGAAAGGAGGCAAGTAAATGCCGAATGTTGTGACTGACTCGAATCCGATCACTCTGGCGGACTTCGAAGGTCTTACCAGCGATAAGCCGGTGCGCCAGCTTATCCATACAATCAGAGATTACAACGGCTTCTTTGACCAGGCTGTCATCCAGCGTGGCAATGACGGCTTCGGTGACCGAGGCAAGGTCGTGACGTCCTACCCGGAAGGTCAGGTGCGAGCATTCAACGAAGGTTGGGATGCTGAGCGCGTGACGGGCGCGGACGTTCGCTACGCTGCCGCCATGGTCCGTTCCCGCTCCGAAGTGGACAAGTCCCTTCTCGACACCCGCAAGGCCAATGAGCGCGCCGCCTTCCGTCTTCGCACGGACGAAGGCTTCATGCGCGGCCTCTCCCGGTCTGTCCTCAAGAAGGTCCTCTACGGCGACAGCAACCTCGAAAGCCGCGACCCGAACGGCATTCTCAACATCGTCACGCTTCAGAACGAAGCGTTTGCCGATCGAATCATCGATGCCAAGGGTACGACCGAAAACAAGCAGACGGACATCCTTCTGATCAACTGGGATCCTGCTTCGACGTATCTTTTCTATCCGGAGAACGGTTCCAACGCTGGTCTCTCTGTGGAGAACATGGGCGAACAGTACGCGTTTGACGCCAACGGCAAGCGCTTCCGTGCAGAAATTACGGAATTTGCTTGGGATATTGGCGTTGCCATGTACGATCCGCAGCGCGTCGTCCGCATCGCCAACATCGACTCCACGAAGCTGACGAAGAAGAACACGACGGGTCCGGACCTTCTCGATCTGATGATCGATGCTCTTGAGCGCTTGCCCGACGAGCAGCAGGGTCGTGTCGCCTTCTACATGAACGACAACACCCGTAGCTTCCTGGCTCGCCAGATCCTGAACAAGGACAACGTTCTTCTTTCTCAGGATGAGGTCGCGGGTCGCAAGTGCATGACGTTCCGCGGCGTGCCGATTCATCGACTTGGGACGGACATCATGCCTAACACGGGCAAGATTCTCAAGTAAGGAGAGGAAAGATGATGGATATTAAGCTCGCGTTCTGCGAGAAGAAGGCGGCTACCACTGCTATCACTTCTGATGTGATCGATTTCCTTCAGAAGGCTCCGACGACCGGTCTGAATGATCGACCGCTCTATGTGGTCTGCAAGTTCCCGACGGCTCTTGTGGGCACCTCTATCGTCATCGCGATCGAGGACTCCGACGACAACAGCTCGTTCGAGCCGGTAGTTCAGACCGGTGCGCTTGCATCGGCTGACACGACGAAGGGTCTTGCTCTTCCGATGCCGGTCAAGCACCGCCGTTACGTTCGTCTCAAGACGACGCCTACCTCCATTACGGGGGGCACTATGACGGCGTATCTGAGCGACGTGATCGAAGTCCCGACGACGTACAAGGTCGAGGGCATTGAGTTCCTGCCGGGCGCTGCCGCCTGACGCATGAACAGCTGAAAATTCTTTCAGGAGGCGGGGCGGACAAACGTCCCGCTTTTTCTTTATGGCAACTGCTGTAGACATCTGCAACCTTGCGCTCGGCATGCTTGGCGACTCTGGTGATGTGACATCCATCACGCCGCCGGACGGATCGCCTCAGGCCGGCCACTGCGCTCGATGGTATCCGCTTGCTCTGCGCAAGCTCTATGAGGAGCACGATTGGTCTTTTGCGATCCGGCGTTCCAGAGGCGTCGAGCTCTCAAACGTGGACGAGGATCTCTATGAGTGGAAGCACGGCTACCTCCTGCCGTCCGACTGCGTGCGTCTGCTTCGCGTATCTGAAGTTGGCAAGGAAGGGTTGCCGCTTGACTTTGAGGTCGAGCTCTATGAGTCGAACTCGGGCCGTGCCGTCTTCACGAATGCGACGACTGTCGTGCTGACATATGTTTCCTATGTAGACACAGCAACGGTATTCCCGACCTACTTTGTGCAGGCTCTGGTGATCCTTCTTGCGTCCTTTCTTGTTGGCCCCGTCAAGCGCTCGGATAGTTCGAGCGACGCGGCTGTTCGTCTCCTGCAGCAGTATGAGGCTGCGCTTTCTCGAGCCAAAACGGTTGATTCGAAGATGTCTGTTCATCGTCGTCGCGATGAGTGGCCGTTGCCGTCCGGCTTGCGTGCGAGGGTAATCTGATGGCAATTCGACAATATCAACGCGCCTTCAACGGCGGAGAGGTCTCTCCCTCGATGTTCGCCCGCATCGATGACGGCAAGTACCAGACCGGCATGGCGCTGTGCAAGAACTTCCTGATCGAGCCGCAAGGGCCGATCGTGATGCGGCCAGGCTTCAAGTATGTCAATCACACGAAGCACGCGGGCAAGAAGGCCAGGCTTATTCCGTTCAACTTTTCCATCTCGCAGACGATGGTGCTCGAGCTCGGCGAGAGGTATGTCCGCTTTCACACGCAAGGGCAGACCGTGCTGGGCAACAATGGACAACCGTATGAGATCGAGACGCCGTACATCGAGGCCGACCTCTTTGACATTCACTACGTCCAGTCAGCCGACGTGATGACACTGGTTCATCCGAACTATCCGCCGAAGGAGTTGCGCCGCTACGGGGCCACGGACTGGCGTCTGGTTGACATCAAGTTCGGATCGTCGCTGTCTGCGCCAACGGGACTGTCTGCGTCTCAGACAATCAACAAGGACGTGACGAATCCGACCGACTACAAGAGAACCTACGCCGTGACGGCATTGCTTGCTGACGGGACCGAGGAGTCGGTTCGATCCTCATCCGTGACGATTGATTGCAACCCGTATGGCGACGGTTCGTACAACACGATCAGGTGGAACGCTGTGGCGGGTGCGGGTCTCTATCGCGTCTATCGAGATCAGGGCGGCGTATGGGCGTATGTCGGCCAGACCGACACGACGCAGATCATCGATGAGAACATCACGCCAGATGCGTCCATAACGCCCCCGCACTACGATGACGCCTTCTACTCATCCAAGGGCATCACGTCCGTCAGAGTGAACAATGGCGGGAGCGGGTATGTGCCGGCCAAGTACATCACAGATTTTGTCAACGTTTGCGAATACGACTGGGGAGACGGCTATAAGCAACAGAGTACGGGCTTCCCGGTCAACATACAAAGCAAGGCAAACCTGACATGGGAGATTGAAGACCCCAACGGCCATGGCTCTGGGGCGGATATCAGGCTAATCACAGGGGAGACCTATGCCGCTACTGGTGGGCCTGCTTCTGGTGGTCGCACAGCCTGCGTGACGGGTATCGAGATACGGTCGAGAGGCATCGGGTACGATAACCCAAAGCTTGTGATCAAGTGCCACAACAGGCACTGGCAGTTGGCAACTCTCTACCGCTTCCCGCTGACAACGTCCCACGATGTCCCGAAAATTGTGGTCACGGATTCGACTGGGTACGGTGCCGATCTTGTCCCCGTCATCGAGAATGGTCGGGTCGTATCAGTCACAATCCGTTCTGGTGGTCAGAACTATTCGTCACCAAACTTGTCTGTCGTCTCGTCAACGGGTGGCGGCGCGTCTCTTTCTGCCAATGTCGGTCAGGCTCCTGATTACCCGGGGGCTGTCTCATACTTTGAGCAGCGAAGGTGGTTTGGAGGCACTCAGAATCGGCCGAACAACTTGTGGGCCACGCGTCCGGGGACGGAGGCCGATATGTCTTTCTCCCTGCCGTCGCAGTCTGATGACCGAATTGCCGTTCGAGTGGCGGCCCGCGAGGCGAACAGGATTCTGCACATCGTGCCTTTGGCCCAACTGATGCTCATGACGGGGGCTGCCGAGTGGCGTGTTTCACCTCTCAACTCAGACGCCATTACGCCAGAGTCGATGTCGGTTCGACCACAGTCATATGTGGGCGCGTCCAATGTGCAGCCGCTTGTCGTAGGCTCGAGCATGATCTATGGCGCGGGCCGTGGCGGGCATCTCCGTGAGCTCGGATACAACTACGAGGCTGGCGGCTACATCTCTGGCGATGTGTGTCTTCGCGCTCCTCACCTCTTCGACAACCTGACGATTGTTGATCTGGCCTACTCAAAAGCGCCGTCTCCCGTGGTCTGGGCAGTCTCCTCGTCAGGGAAGATGGTCGCGATGGCATACGTTCCCGAACAGCAGGTCGGCGGCTTTTCTACGATCGAGACAAAGGGATCAATTGAATCAGCTTGCGTCGTGGCCGAGGGAGACGAGGACATCGTCTACGTGGAAGTCATGCGAACTGTCAATGGGCAAGCTGTTCGTTTTGTCGAACGCATGAACGAACGTCAGTACACGGATCTCAAGGAATGCGTCTACGTTGACTGTGCCGGCACATACCGTGGCGAGGCTAAGAAGGAGATCACGGGGCTCACGTGGCTTGAGGGTGAGACCGTCAGCATCCTTGCCGATGGTGCAGTCGAGCCTCAACAGGTCGTCAAGGACGGGAAGATCACGCTTACCTATCCTGCAGAGATCGTCCACGTCGGCCTTCCGTTCATCGCGGACATGAAGACGCTGCCGGCGGCGATGGCGCTTCAGGATGGTTCCTACGGTTCTGGCCACAAGAAGAACGTTCGCGAGGTCTTCTTCCGTGTGGTCAATTCGTCTGGCACTCAGGCGGGTCCGTCGTTCGACAAGCTCTCTGAATACCCGTCACGTTCGACAGAGTTCGCAGGCAATGTGCCCGAGCCAATAACCGACGAGATAGGCTTTCAGATTCAACCGCAGTGGTCTCAGAGCGGTCAAGTCTGCGTTCGGCAGAAATATCCGTTGCCACTGAGAATCGTGAGCATGACAACGGTTCTCGAGCTCTCGTGATCGTGCGCGTGTAGGTAGATAGACCCTCTAAGGTGTAGGCATCTTAGAGGGTTTTTCTATGGCTACAAACTCGGCTCAATTCGGATACGGGATGCTCATCGCGCAGGGCATCGCAAACACCATTACAGCGCTAGGGTCATTCGGGATTTCCAAACATTCGAATGCGGCCGCGCAGGCTCAGGCCAATATCGCCCGCATCAATGCACAGATGATGGAGCGTCAGTATCAAGCAACTTTGCGTGCGTCCGAGAAGGCGATTGTGTCAAAAACGATGGCTGCTGGGCATGTCAAGTCTGCTCAGCGCGCGGCTCTTGCTGCCAACGGCATCGCAGTCGGCGAAGGTAGCGCTGCCGAAATGCAAGCGTCCACTGACATCGTCAAGGAGATGGACGTCAATCAAATCAAGTCGAATGCCTTGTCTGAGGCGTGGGGTTACCGGTGGAAGGGCGTCGGCTACGAGGCTCAGGCGCTTCAGGCCGAGGCGCAGAAGGTCAACAAGTGGGACAAGTTCGGTACGACGTTGTTGGGCGGCGCATCTCAAGTGGCCAGCAACTACATGCTCATGAATGCTTCCGGGATGTTTGACACGAGCAAAAGCAGTGGTGGATGGAACTACCCGGACATTGCGTCCAGCTACAAGAAGACGATGATCGGAGGGTACTAAATGCCAATGGTTCCAACTTTTCAGGGCGGCCTGCCTCAGGTGCGGGACTCGGGTAACTCTGGGTTCTCGCCTATCAACGTGCCTCAGGATCGCACGGACTATGACGCCGTTATGAAGAAGGCGCTCATGCCTGTGCAGGAGTGGGCCAACTCTGCGGTCAAGGCGCTAGACGTTCAGCGCGCCCGTGTCATCAAGGCCGAAAGCGACGACGCCGAGCGCGAGGTGATGAGTGCGATCGACGCGCATCTCAACAATCCAGAGACCGGCTATCTCACAAAGATGGGCCGCAATGCAATGGATGATTACCAGCCCGCAATGGAGGCGATGACTCGTGACGTCAACGCGATTGTCGGCAAGTTGTCTCCGCAAGCACGTGAGGCTGTACAGTCCCGTGTCTATGACCGCATGCAGTCTGCTCAAAGTCAGGCTCAGCGATGGAACGCAAGCCAGACGAGGCACTACCAGATGCAGTCGTCCTCGTCCAAGGTCGAGGCTTTGCAGGCGGACGCCGCAAACCACTACGCGGATCCCGAGTATCTTGCGAAGTCGTCGGCCTCTGTCGACATGGAGCTCGACTACCAGGCTCAACTGATGGGCTGGGACGCCGAGACCTTGGCAAACCAGAAGCGTGCGCACATGGATCAGCTGCAGGCAAATCGCTTTTCGGCGTGGGCTCAGGATGATCCTGTAAGTGCTTTTGAGGCGTTGAGGTCAGCTCCAGAAGATTCAATGAGTGCGGACATCCGTCGAAAGCTTGACGACTCTCTTTGGCGTCAGTCAAAAGGGTTGCTCGCAGTTGAGTTGGCGGCAAAGCATCCTCTTACTGGAGACAAGGATGAGCTATGGCGGGCAATTAATTCGGAAAAGACTGGTCTCCCGCTTATTGATGGCCTTTCTCGAGCTCGTCGTGCAGAGCTCTTCACGTCGGTCTGGACGAAGCAAAAGGAGGCTCAATCCGAGTGGCGTCAAGATCTTGCGCTCCGCGAGAAGAACAGTCTTGCGCTTATTGGTGAGACTGGAGTGGATGCAGATATGTTGAGTCTAGAGCAGTATGTTGAGGCGTATGGGGAACCCGAAGGTAAGCGTCGCTATGACCTCTATGAGTCGACCGCCGAGACAGTTGCTGCTATGCATGGATTTCGCAAGATGCCTGTCGATGCAATGAATGCTGTCATTGAAGCTTCGGCTCCTGTCCGCGGTAGCGATGACTATGCTGGCCAGGTAAAGCGTCGCGACGCCCTTATTAAAGCTAGAGACGAAATCACGAAGTCGAGAAAGAACGATCCGATTGCGTATGCGATATCCACCGGTGACTATGACACCAAGGGGATTGATTTTGATGACCTCAATTCGATCGTTGGCCAAGTGACGAAGCGTGCTCAGAATGCTGACTCTATGGCAACAGCTTATGGGACGAAAGCAAGGATCTTCAGTTCCGAGGAGGTGTCTCGACTCAAAACGAAGATTGACGGTTTGGGGGCGAGAGACAAGGCTGTCTTTTTGGGGCAGATTGCTGACGCCGCTGGTGAGGCAGGTGTGGGCATTGTGATGCGCCAATTAGGTAACGAATATGCAACGGGATTTTTGCTTTCTGCTGATCCATCAATGCGTGCCAATGGCGTTCCAGAAAACTACTTCCTTGGAAAATCGGGTATTGCCGAAAAGCAGACGAAGGTCGGCATTGTGACTTCGCCTAGCACAGGTATTCCGCTCAAGGTCGAGGCATTGAATGGTCTTATTGACAATCCCGTAGTGCGCGAAAAAGTGGTCGATTCAATCACAGCGGTGGCGGCTGGGAAGGTCATGAACGGAACGAGTTCTGGAGAAGCAATAACGCAGGCGATGATGGAAATCGTCGGAGACATTCAGGAGCACAACGGCTACAAGGTCGCGCTCAAGGGCGGCGTTCGTCTGAGTGATCTGGAGAGTGCTGTGCGAAGCAATGTCCGCAATTTCGAGCGCCTCAAGGGCGTCGTGGCAAAGCTCCCCGACGGCACGCCCCTGACGGGGCAGGAGGTCGCCAAGATCCTGCCGACCGCGCGACTGAGAATGTCCTCGACGGGCGTCGATAACGACTTTGATGTCATCATGGCCAACGGGCAGAAGCTCATTCAGGCCGACGGCTCTCCCTTCACCATTCGCGTTGTGAGCTTTGCAAGATGATTTTTCTGAGAGAGTATTCGGAGGAGCTCCCGACCGCTCCGGTCACATCGCCCGTTCCGCAGGTGACGGTTGAGCCTGTGGAACAGGAGCCGAGCTGGTACACAGGTATGGGCGACGCCATCTGGCAGGGCGCATGCGCAGCCTACCTTGAAAACCAGTCTGCGCTGAAGGGTGTCGTTTCGTCTGCGGGCTTTGGCGACGATGAGTACCGCGCGTGGCTTGACGCGACGGCTGCCGAGAACCGTCGCCTCGTTCGCGACGAGTACACGCCCGATCCAGAGAAAACGAGCGTGGCCGCTCAGGTCCTCTACGGCGTCTCGAACGGTCTGGCGAAGTACGGTATGGCCGCCGCCGTTGGTGCGGCTGCGGGGCCTGCCTCGATCGCTGTGACACCTGTTGTCTTCGGTGCTTCTGTTGGCATCAATGAGACGCAAAAGCTCAAGGACGAGGGCGTTGACGATGAGACTGCGACGAAGGCCGGCATGGTCTCTGGCGCGATGAACGCTTTTTGGGGCGGTGTGCCTGGTGCGTTCGGGCGAAGCATCAAGGCAAAGGTATTGACCGGTGCGAGCCTCGGTGCTTTCACGTCCTATAACGAGATGGGCGCGATTAAAACCGTTCTCGAAAATGCTGACTATTCCAAGCTCGCGTTGAAGTACGATCCGACGGATCCCGTCGGGATGGGCGTCAATGCGCTCGTTGGTGGCCTCATGGGGCCCGTGTCGGCAGGTGCGTCGTGGAAGGCTCGAGGCTCGAGGTCGGCGCAGGCCGCGCAGGCCACGGGGGTCGACGCGCCCGGATTGACCGACGTGGACGTCGAGGACGCAGCACGCTACCGCGCGACGCAGGTCGCAGCCGAGGCAAACCTTCCGGTCGACCACGGCAACGCCGAGCAGGTGCGTGAGGCGCATCAGGCCGAGGCGACCGCGCGCGAACAGATTGACGCGGGCAAGACCGTCCGCGTGAGTGAGAAGGCCGTGGATCCTGAGGTGATTCAGGAGATTCGCGAGAAGTCTCTGGCGAAGTTGGCCGCGCAGTCAAAGCGTGACGGCGCGATCCTGCAGAACCGCGACCGCTCCTCGAAGGAAAGCGTTGCGCAAATGCGAGGGATTGCCGCGCACCCCGACTACCTTCGCGTCTCGATCAGCAACAGTCTGTCCGACGGCGCGCCCGTCGTGACGGATTGGGCGGATATCCCCGACATTCAACGCGGCACTGCTGTGACGCTTGTGGACGGCACTGGAGCGCGCTACGACAGTCAGTACGTCGTGGTGGATGCCGACATGGTCATCACGTCCAACGACATCAACGGTCAGCCGAACAACCTGTACGGAGTCGAGGGCGTGGACGCGGCATATGCTATTGCTGGTAATGGGCGCGTGACGGCGCTCAATCACGCGTATGACCTTGGCACGGCAGATACGTACAAGAAAGAGCTAATGCTGGACGCGGCACGACATGGCGTGGATCCTGATGTCATTGCGGAGATGCAGAAGCCGATCCTTGTGCGCGTGGTCGACAAGGAAAAGCTACCCGTCGACATTGCCGATAGGACAAACACCCGTACGACTGCCGAGATGAGCATGGTCGAACAGGCAATCAATGATGCGCAACGCATCGACCTGGCATCGCTCAAGTTCACAGAGGACGGAAACGTTTCTCTCGATACGATCTCTCAGTTCGTGCAGCTCATGCCCGCATCTGAGCGCAATCGGTTGGTCGTCAACGGCGTTCCAACGGCAGAAGCAAATGCGCGTTTGGACGCTGCGATTTTTCAGTCTGTGTACAAGACACCTGGCTTGACAGGGCTTCTGGATGCAGGCAAGGCTCCAGCCGGAGTGTCGACCATGTTGCGCGCCTATCGAGCGCTCGCGCCTAAGTTACTCGATCTTGATGGCACTGGCGACCTTGACGTTCGTACCGCCATGGCTGAGGTGCTCAATGAGTTCGTTTCCACACGTGCAAACGGACAGAAGCTGTCCGTGTCAGAGCTTGCCGCTCAGAAGACGACTACACGGTCTCCGATGGCGCAGGCCTACCTCGACTACTTTGCGAAGGTCGACAAGGAGGGCGGAGGTTACAAGCGGATTGTGGATGACATCTCGTCCAGCGCAGTCTTGATCCGGAAGAACCGCGCGATGGCCGAGGCCGACGCTGCGTCTGGCGGCACCTCGATGTTTGGCGACGTAACGACGCTCTCTCAGCTTGATGTGATGCGAGACTTCTCACACCGAACAGGGGTTGAAATCGACGAGGGGCAATTCATCAAGACGGATAGCCTTGCAGGAGCTGTTCAGTTTGAGGCCGAACGGCGTGGGCAAGCTTTGCGAGATGCTATTGACTATGCGATGCGCAAGGAAGGTATGGCTCCTATTTCAGCTCCGAAGCCTTTCAAGTTAGTTGAAGTTGGGCGTGATGGAGATAAAGTTCATCGCGTTTTTGGCCTCGATGGGAAGCCCGATCTTATGGTGATGCCCGAGGGGGTTGATGGTGTTTTGCCGCTTCCGGTACGACTGCAGGAAGGTACGCTTAACGGCGACCACATTCGCAAGCACGAGAAGGAGCTTCAACAGGCTGGTTATTCAAATGTTGAACACGCACTTTACGATGTTGTGAGGAATTGGGCGTGGGTGTCCAAAGGAACGAAGGCTGACAGTTTGCGCATTGTTCGTCCCATTGTTGTTGATGAGAAAGGGCGACTGACCCGTGCTGTAATTCAGGTTGAGTTTCAGAAGGTGGCGGGGGTTTATCGTGTTGGGTCGGTGTTCTATAGCAAGCAACCTATAGAAAAAGAAACCCTGTTGTTTGATCGTCAGACTCACGACCGTGGCCTCCTCTCGTTGCACGAAGGGCAACCCCAGGACTGGCATCCACCCGCGACTTCAGTCGGCAACAACAAGGTTTCTGGAACTGCAGTTCCTAACGAAAGTATCGGTCAGGATCTCGGGGATGTCAAGACATTCAAGTCGGCAGCAGAACAGGAGAAACATGTGAGTGATGCGGCGGTCATCAGAGAGAGCATCGAGCACGTTCGCACCTCTGCCGAAGACGCCGACCTGAAGGCGCTCACTGACCAAGCGCTCATCGTGCTAGAAGATTCTCCCGACATGGTGATCCCGCTTGAGGACGCCAATGGGGATCCCGCATCGATTAGCGCAGCAGAACTGATTGCTCGTGAAGATGCTCGAGCGGCTGAGCTTGAGAAGATTGCGATTGATGGTGTTGCTACCGCCGTCGCGTGTGCCTTGGTAAACAATGGGATTTAAAAATGACGGACTTTCGTAAAAAGCAGATGCGCAAAGAGTGCGTCGAACGCGTACAACTTTCTCTCGGGAAAAGGATTACGCCAACAGAAGCATCAGATTTGTTGGCACAGGTGCGGGCGAGAATGGCGGCGCTTCGTCTTAAGGATCCGGTGGCTTGGGATGCTATGTCTAAACAGGCGCGAGTAGATATGGCTGTCAAGGAAGTCCAAGAGGCGATGATGACAGAGGCGTTGAAGATCAAACAGCGTGCTCGCTTAACTGTGCTCGCGCAGGCCCGCGTTGAGAAGAGCATGGCCACTGCTCGCAAGCGCGGCTACCACGGCTACTCGGCGGGTATGCAGGTCCTGCAGGAGGTCGATCGCTATGTGCAGGCGACTCAGGCCGAGATCGCCTCGGACTTCCTTGTCGAGCTCGAGGGCCTTCAAAAGGGGATCCTCGGGATCATGGAAGACAGGGATTTCGCCCGCGATGTCGTGCGCGAAGTCTATGGCGTGAACACGGGGTCTGACCTCGCGAAGGGCGTGGCCGAAAAGTGGAACAAGCTCTCTGATGCGGCGGTCGACCGCTTCAATGCTGCCGGCGGCAATCTGGGCAAGCTCGAGCACTACGTGCCGCAGACACACGACGATGCGCGCATGAGACAGGCTGCAGAGATCCTCAAGGGTGATTCTGCCTTTCAACGCTTCCAACATGAATTTGGCTACACGGCAAACGGCGTGAACCCATACGGCGACAATCAACGGGCGTGGGTGGCGTATGTCTTTGAGCGCATCGACAAGAGTCGCTACGTCGATCTCAATGGCGAGCAGATGACCGACGAGGACATCGTGCGAATGCTTCTGAAGGCGTATGACACGATTGTTCAGAACGGCGCGGAAAACTTCGAGCTTTCGTCTGTTGCTGGTGAGGGCTTCGGCGGCGGCGCTAGCAGGGCTAACCGTGGCGATCTTCACAGGTCAATCCACTTCAAGGACGCCGAGGCTTTCATCGAGTATCAGGAGATGTTCGGCCACGGTCCGTTCTTCGGAAATATGCTCGGGAGCCTGCGCCGCACGGCAAAGGATGCCGCGCTGCTAGAGATGATGGGGCCGAACCCCAACAACATGAACCAAGGCATCAAGCGCATGTGTCAGGCCGAAGCGGACCAGATGAACGGCAAAATGCAGGGTGTCCTTGCGCCGCTCAAGGCGAAGCGAATCGGCGTGTCTAAACACTACTACGACTCTGCCTGGTCGGTCCTGAATGGTGAGGCCGCCTCTGTCAGGCCTGACCGACAGTTCGTTGCCGGTCTCATGGGCGGCGCTCGAAACCTCGAGGTTGTCGGCAAACTGCAGAGCACGTTCATCAACTCTCTGCCCGACATTGCCACATACTTTGTCGCCTCTGGGTTACACAAGGTCCCGGTGCTGAGGGCGACGGCAAACCTCTGTCAGGCGTGGGGCAGCGAGTCCAAGGACATCGCGCGCCGCGCGGGCCTGATGGCCGACGCCCTTGCGTCGAATCTCGATCGCTTTGGGCAGAACAATGTCGGTCAGGGTTGGACGGGTATGCTCGCCAACGCGATGATGAAGTTCTCCCTGTTGGACCAGTGGACTAACGGGGTTCGACAGGCGTCCATGATTAACATGATGGGCGTCATGTCCAACGTGTCCGCGTGGGACTGGAACATACTCGAGCCCTTCCAAAAGAGACAGTTGGAGCGCCTCGGTGTGACTGAGCGTGATTGGAAGCTGTGGCAGGCCGCCAAGCCGTATAAGGCACACAATGGCGCGCGGGTTCTCACGAGACAGGACATCCGAGAGGTCGACCTCGACACGCTGAACGGCATCAACCCAGATCCGGACAGTCTTGATCCGCAGATCGATGCCCCGTACACCCAAAGGGACGTCGATCACGCGGTTTCGACCTACGTCGCCTTCCTGCGCGATGAGTCCGGTCTGGCCTCGCTTGCTCCCGACCTGAGGACGAGGGCTCTCTCCAACATCGCGGGCGAACGAGGCACGCTCGGCGGTGAAATCATGCGCTCGTTCCTGCTCTTCAAGAGTTTCCCGATCGGCTTTGTGCTGAGGCATCTTGAGCGAGGGAAGGATCTTGTGCAGACTCGCGGGAATGCCAGCGCAGCAAAGTATGCCGCCGCCGTCATTGTCGGCTCGACGATCTCTGCCGCGATCTCGGTTCAACTGAAAGAACTGATCGCGGGCAAGGACGTGCAAGACATGAGCCTTAGCAACACAGACTTCTGGGCGCAGGCGTTGACGACGGGCGGCGGCCTTTCGTTCCTTGCGGACATGATCCTTGCAGGCGTAGACGGCAAAAACGCCTACGGCTCTCCGAACTTCCTGAAGTTCCTCGGCCCCGTTGCTGGCACGGTTCTCGACACGTGGGACGTCGCCAAATCTGCCGTGAATGAGGGGCTGTACGACAAGGAAAACTCAACGGAAGCGAAGGCGCTCAAGCTTGCGCGAGGGCACATGCCTTTTGTGAACCTCTGGTACACGAAGGCTGTCTTTGACCGTGCGGTTTACAACGACCTCATGGACTTCTGTTCTCCTGGATACACGGCGAGGATGGAAGCGTGGGCGATGAAAACGGCGGGCCAGGAATACTGGTGGGGCCTTGATAAGCTCGAGCCCAGCCGCGCCCCGAAGATGGCCGACGGTCCGAACCAGTAGTGCGCGTGTGTTCGCCTAATCATACGAAGATGGCTCCACTAAGGAGCCATTTTCTATGATCGAGTACGTCAAAAGATTAGCTGGGCCGTTCACGTCAGAGGGACAGTCGAGATTGCCTTTCGGCTTTCTCATCTTTGAAAAGACTGACGTGTATGTCGCCACGGCTGATGATCCTGAAGCGCAGGCGAAAATGCTTGTGTATGGGCAGGATTATTCCGTCGAGATGAATGCGGACCAGACTGCTACGCCTGGTGGCACGGTTGTCTTGACGACGCCGATTGTCAAGGGGAACATCTTTGTCGTTGGGTCTGCCGTTGCCTACACGCAGAACATGCAGCTGACGAACTACTCGAGGTTCCCGCCTGAGATCATCAATGAGGCGATGGATCGAGTTGTTGTGCAGATCCAGCAGCTCGTAGAGCGCCTTGACCGCACTTTGTCAGTTCCGCCGACATCTGACAGTACTCCTGAACAGCTGATTGAGAAGCTTCTGTCCGCCCAAAATGACGCCCGACAGTTCGCCGATGCCGCCCAGAAGTCCGCCGAAGAGGCGAAGAAGTCCGAGGAGCAGACGAAGGAGTACGCCGAAGCGGCCACCGCCCTCGTCCCGATGAAGGCCGAGATCAAGACCGTGGCCGACAACATCGTGCCCGTTGTTGCAACTGGTACTGCAATTGAAGATGTAAAAACCGTTGCGTCGATCAAGCCTGAAGTGGTCGAGGTTGCGGGCAAGTCCTACGAAGTCACGAAGGTCGCGGAAAAAATCGCCGATGTTGTGACGGTGTCGAAGGGCATGCCATACGTTGAAACGGTCGCGACCGACCTTATTGGCAAGGTCGTAGGCAACGGAGATTACGACTGCGGGTCTACCACGGATGAGATCGTTGGCGATATCGAAGTTGTCGACGGCAACATTCGCACTGTTGCGACAAACATCGAGGACGTAAACAAGGTAGCCGACGCCATCGATCGCGGAGACCTGGAGACGGCGGTGAATGCTGTCGAGACAACGACTGAAAACGTTCGGCTGTCTCAAGCGGCGCAGAAGAGCGCAGAGGCCGCCAATGCGTCCGCGATCGAGGCGAAGGCCGGTGCTGATGCAAGCAATGTTCTCGCAAGTAAGTGGGCCACGCAGACGACGGCCCCGGTGGAAGGCGAGCTCTATGGCGCGAAGTACTACGCCGAGAGGGCCGCGCAGTCTGAAAGCTCCACCAGTGGTCTCCTGCAGGAGGTGATGGACGCGACTGCGGCGGGCGTGAGGAACATTCAGTCTGTGGGCAGCACGCAGGTGACTGCGGTGCAGAATGCGGGCTCCACCACCATCGATCAGATTACGCAGGAAGGCTCCTCGCAGAAGTCGGTCGTGGCTGCCGAGGGCACCAAGCAGGTCGGTTTGGTGGTGAATGCCGGCTCGACACAAGTTGCCGCCGTCAACGCGGCCGGCGCTACTCAAACGGCCAACGCAAAGGCGCAAGCTGATGCCGCAGCCAAGTCGGCTACCGCTGCATCGAACGCTCTGAAGGCGGCGGAGACTGCGAAGGCAGGAGCCGATACGGCCAAGGCCGGTGCAGAGTCTGCGAAGACTGCTGCCGTGACGGCGCAGGGCAAGGCCGAGACTGCGGCAACCACTGCGACGCAGAAGGCGTCGGACGCGGGGACCAAGGCAAGCGAGGCGGCAAAGTCCGCGCAGGCCGCAGCAGAGTCTGCCAAGGTGGCCGCATTCGCAGTTCGGCTCACGTCGACAAACGTGAGCGCCAGCGGCACTGCGGCGCTTACCTCGCTCACGCCTTCTGCCAATGTGAAGGTCGGTGACACGGTGATTGATCCTGATGGTGAGGTCTTCCAGATCGCGTCGATCGCATCGAGCACGTTCACGGTTGGAGCGAGGCTTGCAAACGTTCGAGGTCCACAGGGACCGAAGGGCGAAACTGGCGCGGCCCTCGCGATCAAGGGTAGCTTCCCGTCCCTCGAGGAGTTGCAAGAGCAACATCCGACCGGAACGCTGGGCGACGCCTACATGGTCGGCTCGCGTCTCTACTCGTGGAGCGGAAGCGCTTGGGTCGACTGTGGCGACATCAAAGGCCCGAAGGGCGATCAGGGCATCCAGGGTGAGCGAGGTCCAACGGGGCCGGCGGGCACTACGACGTGGGCGGGCATTACCGGCAAACCGACACTAGGCGCGCTGTCCGCCAAGGACAAGATAACGATCGCCGACTTTGATGGCGACATTGATTTAGGGAGCACGACGTAATGGCTACGAAACCGACACGATTCGCTCAGATGGGCGATACGACAGAGAAGGTCAAGGCCTACACAGGCATTCCGAAGCAACTTGTGGTGGACACGTCCAAGTGGAAGATCCACCTGATGGACGGTTCCACACCGGGCGGCTATGAGGTTGCCATGGTAGCCGACGTTACCGCAGGCCTTGCACAGAAGGTCGACACCGTGACCTACAACGCGGGGCTTGCACAGAAGGTGGATACGGCCGAGCTTGAGACTGCGCTGAAAGAACTGATCGTTGAGTTCGGCGGTACCGTGCCGCAATAAGGAGCTGAGATGAATATTAAATATGAGTTGCTTTGTTCCGCGGTCGAAAAGCTGGCCGATAAGCTCAACGAGGAGATGCCGAAGGATTTCTATATCGATGAGCTCGGCCTCAGATACCCCTTGGTGCTTTCAGCGATTTTGCTAAACCGTATTCGTGAGCTTGAGGCCGAAGTAGAAAAACTGAAGAAAAAGGAGGAGATCAAAGAATGAAAACTCTTTCCGAAGTGAAAGCCGAATACCTGAACGAGGCTCTGTCCTCGCCAGTAGGCGGCTATGTGGTGATGGATCGCAACGGCAAAGTAGCGGCGCACTCTAACAGTGGGTTCGTCCATTGCTTCGTCGATCCGCTCGATCTTGAGGCCGCTCGTGCCGCAGGCTATGAGTGCAAGGACGAAGAGATTGACGGTCGTGTTCTGACGTGGGTGACTGCAAAGGAGCGTCCGGGTGAACTCTTCCGTTCTGCTGACGGTGGCTACTACGCCGCCGCTTCCTTGCCCGAGAACGACGATGCTTTTGTGACTGAGCGATATGCAGCCGAAGTTCGCTCCGAGCGCAATGCGCGCATCAGTGACACGGACTGCTACGTCCAGCTGGCTGACATGACGGTGCAGAAGGAATCGAAGGTTGCTCGTGAAGCTCTGACCGATGAGGAGCGTGCGGAGGTGATGACGTACCGTGAGGCGTTGAGGGACATGCCCGCGCAGAAGGGCTTCCCGTTCGTCGAATATCCGACGATGCCTGCGTGCATTGCTTATGAGTGCGGCCAGAAGGCCGAGTTTCGTGCCATGCAGGCATCTATGTACAGGAGGATGTGATGGCAACTATGAAAGATTTTCTGCGGAGCAGCATCATGGCTGGCGGTTCTGTAGCCGCCGCGCCTAGCGGCCAAACCGTTTCGATCAGCGCGAAATCTTCCGTTGGCGACTGGGCGGAAATTTGCAACTTTGTATCGCCAAACAATGGCTATGTGCAGGTTAAGGGCATCAGCACGGAGTTAGGCGCTGTTTCGACGATCCTTGTCGACTCGGGATTTGCGGGTGCCTCGTGGAGCGGATCCGGCCTCGATTTAGGCTACTGCCTACCTGTGAAGCGTGGCGATACGGTCAATGTTTTCGGTAGCTACTTAAAGAACGTTACCGTCGTTCTTAGGGTTCTGGGGGGGGGCTAAAATCCCTGTGGCACAGCTATTTTGGAGGGTTGTGCCATGCTTAAGAACCTGCTTAACTCGTGCTTTGACGCCTATCGCGGATCGCATAAGAGTGTCGTCGCAGGGCGCCATATTGCAACTGACATCTCGTTCCCGACAGGGTATGAGAACGTCAATGCAACCACTTACGTTCCTCCGTGCGACGGCGTGTTCGTCATCCAGTGTGAGCCCGCTGAAGGCTACGCCTACTACAACCTCACGGTTCGACGAGATCAGCTCGACTGTGGGTTCGTTGGGAGCTACGGGCAGACGTGGCCGGTTCTTGAGACTCCTTGCCGAAAGGGCGAAACGATTCACTGGTACGCGTGGATTGATGGAGCTGCTCAGAACATCAAAGCGCACATCCGCTTTTACCCATACATCGGCTCTTAACGTTTGCTTCGGAGGTGCTTCTTATGAATAAGGATCTCCTCCGAGCATTCGGCAAGGCATCGGCAATGAACGCTTTCCCGTCCAGTCAGAAGATTGACATTCCCGTAGTTGCCGAACAGTGGTGGAACGAGTACGTTGCTCCTGCTGATGGGTTTGTTTTCGTTAGTGGCGAGACTCGCGCGGGTGAGGCGGGCGGGGGTGTGGCAGAGGTGTCGTGTACGACTGGCTCTACTTCGGTTCACTCATACGGCATAGCAAAAGTGACGGTCCCCGTAAGAAAAGGAGAAACCGTACAAATAGCGGCGAAGGGTGAACTCGGCGTCTACGCAGGATTCATTCCTGCGAAGGCCAGCACGTAGCCAATCTAAAAACAAATCAACAACGACTCCCTCGAGTGAAAGCTCGGGGGAGTTTTTTTGTGCGCGTGTGAGTTCTGATGTGCGAGATACTGGTCTTGCACGAGGAGAGGAGGGAAAGTCATGGACTTGAAGGACATGCGAAAGATGCAGGGTAAGCGCACCGAGGAAGAGCTTCTGGAGAAGATCGACAAGATCCTCGACGACGCTCGGGACGGTCACTACAGCCTGACATCCCAGAACCTGGAAGATCTTTGTGAAGCGTGGGAGTGCATCAAGCACATCCGCACGGTTCTAGCAATGGATCGTTAACCACGCAGGGGGCGATCCAGTCGTCCCCTTTCTTTTTTTTCAATCATGCTGACAACCCTGCAGAACCTCATTCCTCAAGGAGCGGAGAGAGTCATGCTGACCGCAGGCGGTGTGCTGGGCGGCGCCCTGTCATTCGCCTTCGGCGACGTAGGGCCGCTGCTCTGGTGGCTTGTCATCTTCACGGTGACGGACTTCTTCCTTGACACAGGCATAGCCGTGCTTCAAGGGCAGTGGTCGAGCCATAAGAATTTTCTGGGCATCCTGAAGAAGGCACTGATGTTCGCCATCGTAGCACTCGCCCATGGGCTCGACGAAGTCTTCGCGCCCGTCATCCACTTTCAGATTTTCCAAAGCATCACCATCTGCGCCTATGCAGCCGGCGAGTTCGGCTCAATCATCGAGACCCTGGAGCGCGGAGGCCTTGGCGGTGCGGTCCCTCCGGTTCTGCGTAGGCTCGTCAAAACGCTCAATGAGCGCATTGAAGCTCGCGCCGAAGAAGAGCTGTCAAAACGCGGATTAACCGCAGAAAAGGAAAAAGATCATGATTGATGAGAAGCGTGCTTTTCGTGCATGGCCTGCGTCGTGCGCGACTCGTTTTATTGAGGATTTTGAGGGCCGTCGTCTGGTTGCTTATCGGTGCAGTGCCGGCGTATGGACCATAGGGGTTGGCCATACCGGTCCTGAGGTCTATGAAGGCCTGACTATCACCGACGCTCAGGCGGACGAGTGGCTTGCGTCGGACATCAGGAAGGTTGCTGATGACTTGTCTCGGTACATCAATCACGACGTTACGAAGGGACAGTACATCGCGTTGATCTCGCTGGCCTTCAACTTGGGAAGCTACGGTGTCATCACCGGGTGTCCGAAGCTTCTTTACAAGCTCAATTCGGGAGACATCGAGGGGGCCGCTCTCGAGTTCTTGGATTGTGATCGTGCCGGTGGCAAGCGTGTGTCTGGCTTGACTCGCCGTCGCCAGGCCGAGAGCCGGCTTTTCTTAGGAGAAGAATGATGGGGTGGAAGAAACGATTGATCAAGGAACGAGATGAGTTGCAGAGCCGTCTCGATCGACTGTCAGTTTTCATAGTCGGGTTTAGCTTCGCCAAACTGGATCAGCGCACGAAGTCCTTGCTTCGGATTCAGCAGG